CTAACCCACTGATTTTAATAAGTCTCTTGTGTCACTTTGGTGACCATGGGACATCATTGGGACATAATCTGCCAGCTTCTGATTCAGCATTGCGATCTGTTCTGCATTACTGTCAGTCATCCATGCTCCGTATACATTGAATACCATCTGGGCACTTGCATGGCCCATCTGGCTGGCAATGAAGCTTGGGTTTGCTCCGGCAGATAATGACCAGCACGCATAAGTGTGTCGTGACTGGTATGCTTTCCGGTGCCTGATGCCCGCACGCTTAACGGCTGTTTCCCATGAGTCGCCAATAGAATCTACCTTGTAGATAAAACCGACCTGTTTGCTTTTTCTAACCACCTGGGGGTTAAATACGAAAGTACATTCATGATTCACTGAGCGCCCATATTCACGTAGTTGAACCTTGATGTGGTGCTGCTTACCCAGTCTTGTCATTTCAGCCTGATTTTTCAGGACACTGATAGCGGGCTGGATAAGATGCACAACCCTGTTTGTACTTGCTTCAGTTTTAGGTAGAGTGAACTCACTGAGTTTCGTATAATTGCGCCTGATAGTAATAGTTCCTGCTTTCAGATCGATATCTTCCCAGGCCAGGGAGACCAGTTCACCGTGACGCATTCCTGTGTACACAGCCAATGACCACAGGTTTTTCGTCTGCTGATGTCGGCAAGCATCTATCAGGCGAATAAATTCGTCACGAGTTAGCGGATCTGGCTCTGCCCTGGCTCTTTTAAGAGGCTTAATTCCCTGGAAGGGATTTGCTTCTAAGTAACCGTGATCTGCAGCAAACTGAAACATTCCAGCGATAGTTGTCATGTAATAATTTACAGTAACGACGCTCCGTCCTTTTGCTGCTGCTTTGTTTTTCGTTGAATTCTGATACCCGGTCAGTAAATCTTTCCTGATATACAGCAATTCCTCTTTGGTTACCGATGACACCAGTCTGCTGCCTCCAATTTTCGGAACCATCGTTCTTGCAACGGATTCATAGCGATTGAATGCATTTGCAGAGATTTCCATTCGTTTCAGATCCAGCCACTTTTCTTCAAGTTCCTTCACCGTAATTTCTTTTTTACTTACCCCAAAAGCCTGAAGGTTGGGGGAGTCAGGGAACTGTGCAGCATAATCAAAGCTTCCTGTGCGGATGGCAAAACATACCGATGTCCTCAGTTCCCCGGCGATCTTCCTGTTCTTGGCAGTGTCAGGGACACCAAGATTTTCCCTGACACGTTTACCTTTAAAATTAAACCAGATGCGTAATGTGCCGCCGTGGTTTTCGACGCCTGTTGGATATTTGACTTTATCCATTGATACCTCCAGACGCCCAAGAGCGATACGAGCTTACATATTTCATGATATTAAATCACCTGGGTTGTTTGTTTTTCATTGAGGCGACCCAGGCATCTATTGCTTTTCTGTTATACATACATTCACTGGAAGGCTTTGGATTACCGTCTGGTGATACGTGAATATACTCTCTTCCAACCATCCAGCATTCTTTCCGGGCCCGAAGAATTGTGCCTGGTTTGAGCCCGGTAATTGCGATTAGTACGCTTTCACAAACCCATTCATTGGGAGCCAGTTGAATCACATTGCCCATGCTTTACCTCACACAACACTCAGCCCACGGCAGTGGCACCACACATCAAACATTCGTTTCACAATTTCACGACAGTAGAAACCGTCAACATCTCGTGTCAGGTCATAGCGATTGCCGTAACGCTGGTGGATCCATCGTTCAAATGCTTTATTCATTCTTTACTTCCTTTTCATGGCTCGTAATTTTTTCAGATGAGCTTCCTGCTCTGTTTCTGCCAGAATTTGTCGGTATTCCTGGTGATCGATCCGTTCAAACAGTTCATTAAAATCGTTTATTTTTACCGACTGTGTTCGCCCATCCATTCTTCTGTACAACACAGTGTTGTTTATGCAGCGAACAATTTTTATCGGGTAGCCAGCACTATCGGTGTATATCTGCCCGCGTTGAATCAAAGCGAACATGTGGTTATCCCCATCGACAAATCGAGAACACAACAAACGCTGCTGCGAATACCACCCCCAGAGTTACGATTGCATCAGGCCAGCTCATTGATTCACCTCCTGCGGCGGTTCTGGCAGCGGCATCCAGTGGGTTACCTCCTTGAGATACAGGTCTTCGCCATCACCGTCATCCCAAGTGGGCTTGCCATCATTAAACCAGTCGCCATATACGCCGACCTGAGTGTTGGGGATGTTTGGTGGGTAGTTGTTTTTAAAGTCAGCAGCTAACACATAGCATTGTCGCTCTCCCATTTCTGGCATTCGCTCACTACAGCTTATCCAACTCTCCGGAGTTACCGGAGAGTTGCCAGCCTCATACGCCACACGCATCCAGTGCATAAGCGTTTCAGTGCTCACACAGCCGCAATCAACATCAATTTTGCCGTGCTGCTGTTCCAGCCATTGCTCAAGCGTAGTGCTCATTTTTCATCCCCCCGATGATGCCATCTGCATCGCATCTCATAGCACCCCCACTCAACACGAAAACCACATAGCCTGTGCAGATCCACCCACTTCTGCGCCATCGCTGGCGACGTGTAAATCACAGTGAATGCGTTATCTTCGTTGTCGATTTGCGTAAACGTCACTTTGTACAACAACCCACCGTCGACACATGCTGTGTTCAACGATTTATTGCTAATACCCTCAATCATTCGTACTCAACCCCCGCTGTTTTGAATTTGATCCCCGCTGCCTGCAATGCGTGCTCGACGTCGAAGCGGTCCAGCCATCCACCAAAGTGGTGCGGCATCATTACCACCCGCTCACCGCTATTTATTGGGTGGCCCATACGGGGTTCGTAGCCATCCGGTAACTCGACTTCCCTCGCTTCCAGTTCTGCAATTCGGCACATAGCATCAATATTTGTGTCCTCCAGGCGCTTAATTTCATCCAGCAGCGCCAGTACCACCGACGGTGTGACCTTCATCCGAAACGCCTGCAATTTTTGAGGCGTTGCCACTGTTTCAATTGCTACTGCTGCCTCACGCAGTGCCTGATAATCAATCCCGCTCACGCCCGACCTCTCCCTGCGCTGTTTTATATGCCCGCAACATATCGCGGGTTTTACCGGATAAAACCGACTTCATGAAAAACACACCACTGTGAGTTGCAATAACGTCCGGCGTACAAAGCAATGCAGCATCCACCACCCGGTTATGTTTACGAAATTCGAACACGGTGCAGGTGATCACGATGTTCGCTACGGCTCCGTAGTCCTGGTATTCGATTTTCATTCCGGATGCTCCTGAGCCACGTTGAAATCGCCATGATCACGACAAGGCATCACAACAAATTCAGGATTGCCATACATTGAGTTGATGATGGAATCAAACTGAATTCTGACCGCTTGCCCGTCACCGGAGGGACGTAACTGGACGGGAATAAATTTACGCTCACGACCAAACATCTTCTCTGGATAACTCAGGTAACCCGCCTGGATCACCGGGTGTGTACAGAGGTCAAATTTTTTCGGAATGATGCGTTCCAAATCCGGAAAACAACCGTCCACCAGTTTAATGCCGGTAATGGACAGTCGGCGCTGAAACTGGTCGCGATGAACAGCGATCGGCTCTTTACTAAAAATCAGCTCTGTCGTTTCGGCTTTGGCCGGGACGCCACCTTCGAACTGGACAATGATGTTTTTCTTCGTCCGGATGCCGTGAGTCATGCGCAGTGCTACGAAACCATTGGTTGCCTCAATATGTTTTGGCGTGATGTGAAGACCGTTCAGGTAATAACGAACGTCGTTTTTAGCAGCGCACACCAGAGCGGCGCGAATAAGTTTTGACTGGATGATCATGCTTTATCCTCCCATCCGATTACCTGGAAAAGCCCCATCTTCGGGTGATACCAGCGTGTGCCGCGTGGTTCAGCCTCTGACATCATTTGGTGGAACACCACCATAAATGTCTCAAGCTCGACGACAGCCCTGCGAGACAACAGACCGTCCGGAGTCATAAATTCGTGCGTGTCGGTAGGGATGTGGTAGGCGTTGACCAGATTCCGACACTTGGCGTCACTCATTCCGCTTTTGGCTACCACCTGGCGGTAACCGACATATCCGGTGCGCATTGTGCCGCGTTTGATGTTCTCCACAGCTTTGGTGACCGTTTCGATCTTCTCTTCAACATGACTCAGGCGCTTCTGCTGGCGAACGGCATCGGCGGCCATTGCAGCGATCATCTCCATTTCCGTCAGCGGCGCGTGAGTTCGGAAATAACTGTTAACCAGTTCGCGCTGAACCTGCCATGCAAGAGCATCGTTAAAAGGCTTCGTCAACATCAGGTAACCAGACTCGAAAAGAATGATCCCTTTGGCAGTTCGCGCGGCAAAGGCATCAGAAAGTGACTCCGTACGTATTACGTCCGCAGTCATTTCAAGAAAATCCACCCCTTCGATAAAGTGAGAACGGTTGCGGTTAAACGCAGCACGGGCGGTACCTTCCGGGCGCTGGTGGACGTCATCAATTATTGCAAATGTCACAACACGCTGACTGCGATATTCGATTACCGGAAACTGTTTGTTGTTGATGGTTACAGTATTCATTTTTATCTCCAGACAGCCCTGCGTGTAATACCGGGCATATGTATTACTTGACCTGAATAAATGGTGTGTTGGCACCGCTGGTCATGTATTGCGGCAGTGTACCGTTCCACTTGTTGATGGCTTCCAGCTCCATAACGTTTGGGTTCTGGCGCAGAGCTTCACCGCGTAAACGAATAGCGTCGGCTTCGGCCTGGGCTTTTGTGCGAATCGCATCAGCCTGTCCGGCAGCTTCCGCGCGCAGCATGTTTGCCTCTGCTTCGCGTTGCTTGACTTCCTGCTCGCGTTGCAGGGTTTTCTGGTTGGCCGTGACTTTGGCATTAATGCTGTCGATAACAGTAGGCGGGTACTCCGGCTTACCCACATATGAGAGGCTCATTACCTGAATACCGATGGGCGTCATTTCTTCCTGAATGTCTTTAAGAGCTGCATCCAGCAGCTCAGACTTGCCGCCGTCGATAAATTTGTCGGTGGTCATTTTGCTGGCCAGTCGGTTGAGTGCGTCGGCTATCTTCTGGCGCAGGTCGGTGTCGGTAATGTCGTCCACGCCTTTGCGGTAGGTCTGAAAGACTGTGGTAACTTTGGATGGATCAACTTTGTAGGCCACGCCGATGTGATAGCCGATGGTTGTACCGTCACTCATCTGGAAACTGAATGGATCATCGTAGGTCTTCATCTGCTTAAAGGTCGGGAAGATGTAAACCTCAGTGTTCCATCCCGTCCAGTAGCGCCCAACACCGACCACTTCACCGACGCCTTTATCGTCGCCCAGTTTGTTTACTTTGATGCCCACATTACCAGGCTCAACGCGATCGCAACCGACAAGGCCAATGGTCGGCAGAACAAGGGCTAAAGCAAAAAGTAATTTTTTCATCTTTTATCCTTAGAAAAAGAAAGACCCTTATAAATGGCATAAATGCAGGGCGGGGTCAGACACGCCAGAGCAAAGCCAGAAATCACTGCTACCGTATCCTTCATTGATATGAGGGCCGGAACGATTAATCCGTAAATACATGTGATAATTGCCAGTGATATAACTATTCTGAAATAAATGTTCATGGTCCTCCTGATGTATTCGGCTTGCCTTATTTAATTGCGTCATGGTTAATTTCGTTTACGTCAGAATGGTTTTGTTGCCATCAGTTCGTAATATCCGGCGCTCCATGTGTCATATTTTCTGAACCATTTTTCTGTATACTGTTTCCTGGCGATGAGTCTGCGCAGTCGTCTGATTGTTCGCTGGTGTGCGCGGGTATACTCTGTGGTTGATTCTCCACGTTTCCATATCTCATTCCTGTTGAAGATAAAACGCTTGTCAGGATAGCGTTGTCGGAATCCTGAACGTTCAAAAGCGCGGGTGGTCATAAAGAATGCCAGGTAACGAATTGCCGTTTTTCGGGTGAGGCATTTTTTTGTTCTTCCGTGGCGTGTTACAAAAAATAACGGGCCGACGGGTGTATCATGTTTCTGTAATGCCTGGTCAATGGCGCTGGCGGTGCGGTTGTCGATCATTTCTTTATTTCTCCCGAATAACGTTCATGACTCATTACTTCCCAGTTCCGGCCGTCGTCTTTCGATAACAGCCGCCAGCGACGGTTAACCTTCAGACTGAGATATCCGGTGCGCTGTATCCGATGCGGAAATATCCGTCGGCATCGGTACAACAACAGGACCTGCAATGCCTGCCGGTGGATCCGCTCAGGAATGCGTGTTGCTGTTAATGCCACCGGTTTCCTCCTGAGCAGGTGCTGTTATCTGATACCCCGCTCTTTCTGCCAGCCGTATGAATGTATCCATGCTGGCAATCAGCTCGCCATCGCGGACTTTGCAGACACCTGTGACTTGGCCATTTTCAATTGTCATAACGATCTGCACTTTTTCGTGCACAACAGATACAGGGGATAAATTAGCCATCAGTTAATTCCTCCGCTGATATATTTTTCTTTCGCGTAATCAATAACCTCTTGAAAAAGGTTGTCTATAATTAACTTTCCGGTTTCAGTCAGGTATTCAGTATGTTGATTAATCCCGATAGCATTCTGGTATGCAGTGTGGATTTCGGTTTCACCCTCCACCCGGCCCAATTCACCACGGGTAATACCTTCGAAGCGTAACAGCAACTGGTTTATAAACTGTTCAGTTATTTCTATGGTCGTAATGTTCCCATCCGGAAGGTCAACAATAAGCAGATTACCACCTGTTTTACGTTTTATTCGATGGAGTGCCGCAACAGCTATACGGCGACGATATGTATTAATGGGTTCATGTGTCATTTGTTATTTCCCGTATGCTTTCCTGAGAAACAGTATTGCAACTGACCAGTATCCTGCATTAGCCATTAATAATGCGGTTTTATAAGCACTTCTGTTTTTCATGCATCACCACCATTTTCAGGTTGTGGAAATTCCCGACCAGAGGCCGTTATGTTTTTATGGGTGATTGTTTATTGAGTTTTCTTTATTCGTTGCGCAGTGTGTCGATATACGCGTAAGCCATTTCACAGGTTTTATTCATGGAGCGAATGAGGCAACATAAATAATCGTCTGTCTCTCCTGAATCAGGCGAATTCTTAAATATAAATTCAAGCATGGATGTATTCTCTTTTATTTGTGCTGCCACTTCCTCAAGAATATTTAATGGAGTTATCATGTTCTTTGCTCCTTAAATGCATCGCATGCGCTTCTGGCGTATTGTTGTGCCAGTAAAAAGATATCATCCGAAAGTTCATCACATTCTTCATCACCGGAAGCCGAAATGATTAACCCCGCTTCAAGCAGTACGGCAATGTGATGAAAAGCTGTTTCCGGTTCGTTGGTGAGGCCTTTGAACATTTTCATCTTATGCTTCCTCCTGATTTTGTTTATAAGCATCAGTCAATAACAACATTGGATCACAGCCAAGAACATTAGCCAGAGGGATAAGCATGCTGATGGTTGGTTCGTACTCTCCGCTCTCCCACTGGATGATAATTTCTTCATCGAGATCGAGCAGTCTGGCGAGTTCGGCTGTTGTTAAGCCGCAGTCTTCGCGTTGGGTGCGAAGACTGTTGTTGATTGCAGAATTTTTGTTCTGTAAAAGCATTGCTGACGATAGCTTTCTGGATATGCTATTTGTCATATCCCATGCCAGTCCTGCGCATGACTCTATATCGCTAGAGAGCGTAGCATCTGGTGTTGCTTTTGCTATTAGTGTAATGAGGCTGCCGAGGTTTTTCAGTTCTTCGAGACAGTCAAGAGTTGTAGCTTTATTGATCATGAGATGATACCTCAGTTACGAACTTTGCTTCATGGTAACTAAGGTATCAAGGTGTGGCAAGTGATTTTTGATACTTTGGTTTCTTTTTGTGTCTGGTCAGAAAATATCCCACCTGGCATCAACCACAACACCTACTATTTCGCAATCATTGTCCATTTCTATGATTGGATATTGTGGATTAAGGGGCTTTAGAAACGCCTTTCCCATTTCAGAAATATATTTTTTGAATGTTGCTTCATTGGTAGATTTTTTTCTGGCGATGACGTAACACCCTGAAAAAACTTCTTTATCTGGGTTGACAAGGATCGACATTCCTTCAGGAAATGTTATTCCTACGGGCGAAGTCATTGAGTCTCCGTGCACTTCCAGCCAGAACCCCCTCTCACCAGCGTATTTTACAGAATGCCTCCAATTATCCTGATCATACATGTTGTAGTCATCACCAGCAGTTGCGAATAATCCTGCCTGAACCCAGTTAATTACAGGGTAAGAGTGTGCTGTGTCTCTCTGTGGGCAGCTCTTAACATTATTTTCCCAATGCTTATCTTTTTCATCTCCGTTCTGAAGCCACTGCGGTGAACACTGCAGTGCAGCTGCGACTTTAAAAAGGGTGTCACCGTTGAAACTTTTTGTAAGGCCTTGCTCGGCTTTACTGATTGCAACTCTGGTGACCCCTGCTTTTTTAGCCAACGCATCTTGCGTTAACCCAGCTTTTTGTCGTGCGTTGATGAGGCGTTCACCTAAAGATTTCATTTTTCTTCTCCTTTCATGGCTGCTGATACTAAAGTAACAGAATTTCTTGATACTTTGGATTCTCGTGTTTAACATTCTTGGATAACAGAGTATCCGGTGTGAGGCTAAAGAATGACCCTTTATGAAATATTAAAAACTCAATTTAAGACCAATGCCGCTATTGGCCGCAGGTTCCCAAAGAAAGGAAGGCCTCGTGGTAGTCAGGGAGTTGGAAAGTGGAAAACGCGGGGCGTTCCGGAGGATGTTGCCATTCTCTGCCATCTGGATCCGAACATTCCATATACACATCCAAGCTTAGCGCGCACGGGAGAGGTGAAGGGCTTGTATGTCCCAGAATTACGTTCAGACAGAGATGCCATCTAGGTACTGCCAGGCAGACGAAGAGTGGATTCAGCAGCAGTTACAGGGGCTGCCTCCGTCACTGAGACGGAAGGTCGCCCTGAAATATGCGGAGGTATACGAAATCACTTTTGACGCTGAGCCTGTTTCATTCCGCAAGGAGAACAGAGCAAGGCACGAAGCAAACACAAGGCTCCGCTTGTTTGTGAGAAATCAGGGCAGAGCTTTACAGGGGTATACAACTCAGCCGCCCCTGGCAGGAACGCAATCGCGCTCCTGATTGGTACCGGGCTTAAAGGTGTCCGGTGGCTGAATCCCAAATCTCATTGCATTTTTGTACTAGTTAAAGGGTACGTAGAAAATTCAACGAGAGGAGGGGAGGGGGAGGAGTGCCCGTGTGTTAGTGCGAAGCACTGGAACAGGCTTTTCCAACAGACGGGTACATAGGTTAGGTAGATCTCGATCTAAAGGGGGATACCCCTGAAAAAACGGCTGTACCAGAAAGCTAGTACAAGATGGATAAAAAGTATGAGTGAAGACCTGAAGCAAAATTTAATCGCTCTTCTGGAAGAGCAATTCATTCGCTCCGATGACAAAGTTGTTTTCGATTATGTGATGCAGAAAAAAATCAAGTCTCAGGGATACCACCTGCAACGCAATTTCAGCATCAGCATCAGCGGTGGTCGTAAAGGGTTTATTGGTTGCCTGGTTACATCATCAGACGGCCAGCAGTGTGCCATTGAGGTCGATAAGAAGTCTCCCCGCAACCGTTCATTGATGAAGCTGGCTCAGCTACCTGAGGGGATGTCAGGTTTTGTCCTGCTCAGGGACGGTAAGCACCCTCTTCGATATAGCGAGAACGGAATTGACGTTATTCGTGCGACGAAATTTAAGTGAGTTGATTCGGAAGGGGGCTGGCAGCCTTTGGGGAGGCCACCAGCCATGTGAGGGGGAATCCATGAAAACCACATCACAAAATTATTATCTCATCAGCACGGGAGCTGCACAATGGAGCTGACGATCACGCCGAATTTTGCACAGGAACGAGCGCTAAACATGTTGCGCCGTGACTGGAAGGCAAACGACACCTTCATGGTGTATTCGCCAACAGGTAGCGGTAAAACGGGTCTGGCAGCCTTCATAGTTGCTGGTTTTGTCAGCCGTGGTATGCGCGCTCTGTTCTGTGTTCCGTACACCATCCTGATTGGTCAGACGGCTAATCGGTTCGTGCAGTATGGTTTACCTGGAGATGAAATCGGTTATATCTGGGCGGATCACCCGAACTACGATCCGGACCGGAAAATTCAGATTGCCAGCGCTGATACGCTTATTCGTCGTGTTTTTCCTGAAAATATCGATCTGCTGATTATCGACGAAGCGCACCTGCGTAAAAAACGCATCCTGAAGGATATCGAACGTCTGCGCGGCAAAGGCGTAAAGGTGATTGGCCTGTCGGGTACTCCGTTTTCCCCGTTCCTGGGCAAATACTATGACCGACTGATTAAACCGACCACCATCGGCGAGTTAATCCAGCGTGGCGATCTGAGTAAATACGAATTTTACGCGCCAACTAAGCCGGATCTGAAAGGTGTTAAAACCACATCTTCGCTTGAGTACGGCCGCGATTACAACGAAACACAGCTGGCTGAAATCATGTGCGGCTCTACGCTGGTGGGCGACATTGTACAGAACTGGCTGGAGAATGGTCGGGATCTACCTACCATCGCTTTCTGCGTCAACGTAGCCCACGCCAATTACCTGACAATCCAGTTTAACCTGGCGGGTGTTAACGCTGAGGTAATGACCGCCGACACTCCGGTAGATGAGCGCCAGACCATCATTCACCGCTTTGAAACCGGTGCAACGAAAATCATCGTTAGTGTGGGCGTTCTGGTAGCCGGATTCGATAGTGACGTTCGTTGCATCATCTACGCCAGGCCAACAAAAAGCGAAATTCGCTGGTTGCAGGCACTCGGGCGTGGGCTGCGCACCGCACCGGGTAAAGCGTCCTGCCTTATCTTCGATCACAGCGGCACCGTGCACCGTTTGGGTTATCCGGATTCAATCGAGTACGACGAGCTTCCCGGTAAGTCTGACGGCATGGAGGAAAGCGTGCGCCGGGCAGTTGAGGAACGGGCCGAAAAACTGCCACATGAATGCCCTCAATGCCACTACATGAAGCCAGCAGGCGTCTATGTTTGCCCGAAATGTGGACACAAGCCGCTGCGAGGTGAAGACGTTGATACTGACACTAGCCGCAAACTTAATAAGCTGGGTAAAAATCAGCATCAGTCGACGAAGGCAGAGAAACAGTCCTGGTGGAGTCAGATCAAATTTTATCAGCGCCAGCGTGCTTCGCTGGGGCGTCCAGTCAGTGACGGATGGTGTGCTCACACTTTCCGGGAAAAGTTCGGCGAGTGGCCTGACGGACTGAGTAACTTTCCGATGGAAATTACCCCTGAGGTAAATAACTACATCAGACACAAACTGATCCGGTTTGCCAAAGGCCACCAGCGGGTTCAGAAGGTCACTGAAAACGCACAAACAACGATTGATTTATCTCAGGAACGTGATGAACGACGTGAGATACCGGCAGGCAGTGAGGCCTGGCGCATCATGCAGGCAAAGCACCAACTCCAGAAAAATATAAACAGTCTGAGTCAGTAAGATGAAAACAGCAGATGCAGCGAAAGGCCGCTGGCCTGAAATATTAGAGCACTTCGGTCTGCCGCCGATAACCGGAAAAAATCACTTCAAGGGTGAATGCCCGGTATGCGGTGCACGTGGCAAGTTCCGAATTGATGACCGCGACGGTGCAGGAACGTGGATCTGTGTATGTGGTAGTGGCGATGGTATGAAACTTGTCACCCTGACACAGGCGAAGCCATTTAACGAGATTTGTACCGAAATAGACCGCCTGATCGGTAATGATTACCAACGGGTTAAAATCCCGGTAACCAGCAGCGCCACCAGCTTACGCAAACGGGTATTGAGCAAGTTTTCAAAACTGGAGGCACTGCGTGGTACATCCGGCGCAGCGTATCTTAATTCTCGTGGAATATTCAGTCTTCCTGCTGAGGCGATCCGGTTCAATGCCAGGCAGAGACACAACGGGAGTGTGTTCCAGTCTCTTTATTCACTTGCTACGGACGATAAAGGGGAGTTGTGCTATCTGCACCAGACTCTGCTTGATGGTGATAAAAAAGCAGATATCGGTAGCAGTGCAAAGCGCCTCAAATCCCTGCAGGAAGATAACTATTTGGATCACGCTCGTTCTGTAGCTATCCGCATGTTTCCTGTCGCCAGCACTCTGGGTATCGCCGAAGGCATCGAAACAGCGCTGTCAGCGCACCAGATTTATAACGTGAACACCTGGGCAACCATTAACAGCGGCTTTATGAAAAAGTTCCGTGTACCAGCTGGTGTTCTGCATCTGATTATTTTTGCTGACCGTGACGAGAACAGCGCCACCGGGCTGGCTGCGGCTTGCGAATGTGCTCATGCCAATCTGATGGCAAAGAATGACCTGCAGCGCGTGAGCGTGTACTGGCCGGATCACGATGATTTCAACAATATGCTCATGAACGGTGATCAGGTTCGAGAGCTGGTTTTCCATAAGAAAAAGGCGGTTGCGTAATGCGTACTGATAATAACGAACATAAAGCACTATTCACCATCCCGACGGCAGCGTACAGCTCCACCCTCGCAAACATCAAGCCCCTGCCAGAGCAACGGAGAATCACCGGGCATAAGCAGACTGATGCTTATCTTTGGGTGCTGGAGGTTATCCGTCTGAACGAACCCGCACATCTGGATGCTGCTGAGGCCGCGCTGGTGAAAATTAAAATTTCCCCAAAAGAGGCTCAGGAACGCTATTCGCGTTATCTGCTGGCGAATGGTGGCGATCCTTTCCAGATTGCTTTCGGTACCATCGGCATGGATAACCCGGCACAGGCAATCAGGATCGCCCGGGAAAATATAAAAAAAGCAGCATCAGTCAGGGCTACGTTTGGTAGCTATGAAGCAGCACTCGAAGATGTGGAAGCCGAGCGAGTGATCAAGTCTTCCCAGAAATTTATCGATGATCATCTCTGGGGGTGGACTGCAGCCGAGAAGAAAGCGGGCAGCATTGACGGCATCCGTATGAATGAAATTGATGATCAGCGTCGTGCATATGTTGATGGCTATCGTGATGTGCTGCCAGAGCCTCATACATTGTCAGACGTAGTTCGTGAGTTTGTTTACTGGGACTGGCTCTACAGTGTTCGCCACACTGCAACTAAAGAACAGGGCGATGAGTTTGGTTACTCTGAGCATCACGAATCGGTATATGACCGCGAGCGCTACCTTGAAAAATTGCTGATGACCATCAAACCGGTCACACGGGCTGAAGCCGTGGAGGTGTGTCGTTGGTTTTTAGCAAGCGGAAAGGGAGAATATATGAAAGACAATGGCTCGGCGGTCATCCTCAATCTGGTTGGGGAGTGTGAATAATGCGTGATATGTATGAGGTTTTAGACCGCTGGGGGGCATGGGCTGCAGCAGAAAATAGTGGTGTCGATTGGCAACCGATAGCAGCGGGTTTCAAGGGGCTTTTGCCGCATGGTAAAAAGTCACGCCTCCAGTGCGATGATGATGAAGGCATTATGATAGACGGTTGTGTTGCTCGTTTGCGGAAATATAAACCAGAAGAATATGAGTTGGTTATTGCTCACTTTGTTATTGGTGTTTCTCTACGCTCAATCGCGAAGAAACGCAGGTGCTCAGATGGAACTATAAGAAAGGAGCTGCAAACTGCATTAGGCTTTATTGATGGATGTATATGCTTGATTCTATCATAAGTTATGAAAAAATCACTAACGCGTACGCAAAAACTATTGTATCGTGTTAAGAGTGGTTACTTCGCCACACAACTTAAACCCGCCGCCACCTGGCGGGTTTTTTATGTCCGTAAGCCGGGGGCTTGTTTATCCGAATGTTATCCAGCAACGTGTAAAGTATCACTGCGTTATTGTCAGCATCAGGTTTAATACATCAGGTTGATTGCCTGATAGTTTCTGTTGGAGGGAGGATGATAAAAAAAGTTATTTTGTTTTTAGTGTTTTTTTCTGGTTATGCAAGTGCTGTTGATTTTGTATATCGAGTAGACTCCAGACCACCTGATGAAATTTTTCGTGATGGATTCAGATCTCATGGCGCTAATCGAAATTTACAGCAACATATCCGGGGGGATTCATGTGCAGCAGGAAGCAGGGATAGTGCATTTATTGCCACCACTTCCAGTTTAAGTGAAACATACAGTATTGCCCGACAATATTATTCTGGCAGCAGATTTCGTGGGACGCTGTACCGGTACAGAATTCGTGCCAATAATATATTCTATTCAATTCAGCCTTCGGTTAATTATCTTACGAGTCGTGGAGTTACTTTTTCGGGATTTGAGGAGGTAATGATGCGTGAGCAAAATGAGATAATTGCTTTGGAGCATATACCTACTGAAAATATAGTAGAGGCCGTTGAGCTAACTTATGACAGAGATAGCAGTCGGGTATCTGATGGCCCTGGAACCTCTAATGCAAGATATGTGTCAATTTCATCGTCTTCAAATCCAGGAGTTATTCCTGAACTGGTCATTCCAACAGTATCTGTCAGAGAACGAATTAGCGCATTTGGTAGCTTAATTAGTGCATGCTTCTCACTGAAAGGAGTGCGCAGGGGGGATGAAAATATGAAATATAATTACTATGAAATGGAGTTTTACGATGCTCGTGGGGTTTTAAAAGAATTATTAAACAGATGAGTGGCATTGTAAGAATTGCTCGTTTTAATTTTTTTTGTGAGTGAATTTAATCGTAGAAAACAAGAGTGGTGATGAATAATGCATCAGTTGCTCAGCGTTTTATATATCATGGTAAATGTTGTTGGAGTGATTTATGAAGAAAAAATTAAAAGTTTTGACTCTTGTTCTTGCTTCGTTATCCAGCGTTTGTTATGCAGGCATGGGCGATTACAATAATTATGTAAGTGATGTGCGGATAAATAATCTGTCTTATGGTGTATATACGTCAGGGAGTAAGGAAGTTCAGTTTTTTTGTATCGGACTGATGCGCAATGGGGGGACTGTTACACCTGATATTGTGTGTAAGGTGGATTTGTTTGGGTATCATAAACAGGGGTTTGATAATATGCTGGAGACGGCAAGGTATTATTATGCTACGGGAGAAGGTGTAAGGGTGTATTATAAAGGTGATGTCTGGACTGATAGTGATTTCTCAAGTGCATTCTCTAGAAATGAACTGATTGCAATCACAACCTGCAGTTCATCAGATTATTGTATGGGGCCTAAGTCGGCAAAATAAATATTGCAGGTCATTAAGTACCATAAATAACAATTTTAATTTTGTTGGTGAGGCGATGATGTCTGAACCTTTATCCGGTACTGGTACAGCTGCGGCACTCGGCGGGGCGACGATATTTGGACTGTTTACCGGAACGAATTTCGGGATTGTGTTTGGCGCATTCGCGGGGGCGTTGTTCGTGGCAACGATGCCCCAGGCGCTTTCAGCCTGGCGGGTGGTAGCGCATTTTCTTGTGTCGTTCATTGTCGGTGTGCTGGGCGCAGAGGTTCTGGCATCCTGGCTGGTAAAGCATACAGAGTTTGACGGTGCACCTGTCGACGCACTGTGTGCAGTGCTGGTGTCTGTGGTGTCGGTGAAGATTCTGTCGTTCATCCACCAGCAGGATATCGCATCGCTGATGTCCAGCCTGTTCTCCCGTCTTCGGGGCGGAGGAGGCGGTAATGTTAAGTAACCTTCCCGGATTGCTGAATGTGGCGTTATGCACGGTTATCGTGCTGACGCTCTTTTTTTATCGTCGTCGTGATTCCAGACATAAACCACTGATGTCATGGCTGGCCTGGCTGCTGATGCTGCTGTATGCCTTTGCACCCCTCAGTTATCTGTGTGGTCGCCCGTTAGAAGAGAACTGGCTGGCGGTTGGGCTTAATATGCTGTTCTGTGTGCTGGTGATACGCGCACGCGGTAACGTCACAAAAATTCTTTCATTACGGAGGTAAACATGCCTTGTAAATTCAGATTCAGCCGTCGAAGCGAGAAAAATCTGGAGGGCGTCAAACCACAACTGGTTGCCGTTGTTCGCAGAGCCATGGAATTAACGGAGATCGATTTCGGTATTACGGAAGGTCTGCGCACGAAAGAACGCCAGAAACAACTGGTTGCTGAAGGTAAAAGCCAGACAATGAACAGTCGTCACCTGACAGGCGATGCTGTGGATGTTGTTGCCTACGTTGGCAGCCTGGTGTCATGGGAGTGGGCTTTGTACGAGAAAATCGCACAGGCATTTAAGCAGGCTGCTGTAGAGCTGAATACACCTGTTGAATGGGGTGGTGATTGGGATACCCTGAAAGATGGACCTCATTTCCAGTTAAAGCGCTGACATCAGGGACGGGATATGAGCAGAGTAACCGCGATTATCTCCGCTCTGGTTATCTGCATCATTGTCTGCCTGTCGTGGGCGGTCAATCATTACCGTGATAACGCCATCGCCTACAAAGAACAGCGTGATAAAAAAGTCAGTGAGCTGAAGCAGGCGATCGCCACCATCGCTGACATGCAGCAGCGTCAGCGTGATGTTGCTGCGCTCGATGCAAAATACACGAAGGAGTTAGCTGATGCGAAAGCTGAAAATGATGCTCTGCGTGATGATGTTGCCGCTGGTCGTAAGCGCCTGCGGGTCAACGCCACCTGCCCCGGTACCGTGCGTGAAGCCACCGGCACCTCCAGCGTGGATAATGCAACCGGCCCCCGACTGGCAGACACCGCTGAACGGGATTATTTCATCCTCAGAGAACGGTTGATGACAATGCAGAAGCAGCTGGAAGGGGCGCAGGAATATATCCGCACTCAGTGCACTAAGCTGGCTTTTTATTATCCGGAGGATACATGAAGAAATTACGGGTAACCGTAGAACCTTTTCAGGGAACAATTCCGTTCCGTATTTTGCAGCGTGGTCGTGTTCTTGTTGAAGGTTCGTTCAGTGGTAAATGTACGCAATTACACTCCCGGACCTTTCAGGTGAATGCCACGAATGAAGAGCTAACCGTGGAGTGTACGATGAATGCCGCTAAATGCCGCATGGTATCCGCTGCATTACAGCCAGTGTGTTGAGCGACCTTATTATCCATGCGCGGTATTGTCGCCGTATTCTTGCATTAACAGAGACCGCAGCCCGACAGGGAGACTCCTCTGCGAGAGTGTGCGGGGATAATCAAAAACGATACACACCGGGGTTTACCGCGTTAACGGAGCGCGGCGTTGTCCCCTCATAGTCGCCTGTCCGGTGCGATGGTGGAAGAAGCCGGATGTTTATCACTATTAATTGATGACACAGAAATGGATTCATTGAATTTCAGCACGTTTTTGTATTCGTGTTATTGAACATCTGTTTATTTTACTTTTAACATATTGATAATAAAAAGAGCTGTAAATCTTTAGATGAGTCGATTTTGTCCGGGGAAGTTCAAATGGATTTTATGCTGACGGTTTCTGGTGTGGTTATCCTGTCCATTGCTTATACTGCAGATAAATATGGTTGCCATTTGTTATCACGTATTGGCGCTTATTGTTCGTTGATGCTGATTTTCTCGTCGCTTTTTTTTGAGTAAGTTATATTAATTATAACAAATAATTTTCTGTGTTATTTTTTCAGGCTATCCCGTCAGAGGGGAAGCCTGTACTGCCGGGGAGCGAATGGAAAACTGATGTGTCCGGTAACTGCGTGTTCTGTGAACACCATGTTACTTAATTATGTAATTCATACCCGAACTCTCTGTTGACAGCCTTCTTCTGCAGGCTTCAATAACCCACGCTGAAAAGTTTCCTGAACCTTTCAGATCAAGAGCGATGTTAATTTGTTCAATCATCTGGTTTGGAAATCGGATGTTGCGGGTTGTTGTTCTGCGGGTTCTGTTCTTTGATGACATAATGTTTCCCCATATTCAGTGTTGCTGATTTGTATTATCTGAAGTTGCTTTTACGTTAATTTGACGCAGATCAATTAATACGATACCTGCGTCATAATTGATTATTTCTCGTGGTTTGATGGCGTACACACATGTTGTGATAAACCTTATATAGATGATAATCATTATCATTTCGTGGGTCCTTTCCGGCGATCCGACCGGTTACGGGGCGGCGACCTCGCGGTTTTTCACTATTTATGAAAATTTTCCGGTTTAAGGCGTTTCCGTTCTTCTTCGCCGTAACCTAATGTTTTTATTTAAAACACCCCCTGAAAAGAAAGGAAACGACAGGTGCTGAAAACGGGCTTTTTGGCCTCTGTCGTTTCCTTTCTCTGTTTTTGTCCGTGGAATGAACAATGGAAGTCAACAAAAAGCAGCTGGCTGACATTTTCGGCGCGAGTATCCGTACTATTCAGAACTGGCAGGAGCAGGGAATGCCCGTTCTGCGGGGTGGTGGCAAGGGTAATGAGGTACTTTATGACTCTGCCGCCGCCATAAAATGGTATGCCGAAAGGGATGCTGAAATTGAGAACGAAAAGCTGCGCCGGGAGGTTGAAGAACTGCGGCTGGCCAGCGAGGCAGATCTTCACCCCGGAACACTTGAATTTGAGCGCCATCGCCTGACTCGTGCTCAGGCGACGGCGCAGGAACTGAAAAATGCCAGAGACTCCGCTGAAGTGGTGGAAACCGCATTCTGTACTTTCGTGCTGTCGCGGATCGCAGGTGAAATTGCCAGTATTCTCGACGGGATCCCCCTGTCGGTGCAGCGGCGTTTTCCGGAACTGGAAAACCGACATGTTGATTTCCTGAAACGGGATATCATCAAAGCCATGAACAAAGCAGCCGCGCTGGATGAACTGATACCGGGGTTGCTGAGTGAATATATCGAACAGTCAGGTTAACAGGCTGCGGCATTTTGTCCGCGCCGGGCTTCGCTCACTGTTCAGGCCGGAGCCACAAACCGCCGTTGAATGGGCGGATGCTAATTACTATCTCCCGAAAGAATCCGCATACCAGGAAGGGCGCTGGGAAACACTGCCCTTTCAGCGGGCCATCATGAATGCGATGGGCAGCGACTACATCCGTGAGGTGAATGTGGTGAAGTCTGCCCGTGTCGGTTATTCCAAAATGCTGCTGGGTGTTTATGCCTACTTTATAGAGCACAAGCAGCGCAACACCCTTATCTGGTTGCCGACGGATGGTGATGCCGAGAACTTTATGAAAACCCACGTTGAGCCGACCATCCGCGATATTCCGTCGCTGCTGGCGCTGGCTCCGTGGTATGGCAAAAAGCACCGGGATAACACGCTCACTATGAAGCGTTTTTCCAATGGTCGTGGCTTCTGGTGCTTGGGCGGTAAAGCGGCAAAAAACTACCGTGAAAAGTCGGTGGATGTGGCGGGTTATGATGAACTTGCTGCCTTTGATGAGGATATTGAACAGGAAGGTTCTCCGACGTTCCTTGGCGACAAACGTATTGAAGGCTCGGTCTGGCCAAAGTCCATCCGTGGCTCCACGCCCAAAGTGAGAGGCACCTGCCAGATTGAGCGTGCAGCCAGTGAATCCCCGCATTTTATGCGTTTTCATGTTGCCTGCCCGCACTGCGGGGAGGAGCAGTATCTTAAATTTGGCGACAAAGAGACGCCGTTTGGCCTCAAATGGACGCCGGATGACCCCTCCAGCGTGTTTTATCTCTGCGAGCATAATGCCTGCGTCATCCGCCAGCAGGAGCTGGACTTTACTGATGCCCGTTATATCTGCGAAAAGACCGGGATCTGGACCCGTGATGGCATTCTCTGGTTTTCGTCATCCGGTGAAGAGATTGAGCCACCTGACAGTGTGACCTTTCACATCTGGACAGCGTACAGCCCGTTCACCACCTGGGGGCAGATTGTCAAAGACTGGATGAAAACGAAAGGGGATACGGGAAAACGTAAAACCTTCGTAAACACCACGCTCGGTGAGACGTGGGAGGCGAAAATTGGCGAACGTCCGGATGCTGAAGTGATGGCAGAGCGGAAAGAGCATTATTCAGCGCCCGTTCCTGACCGTGTGGCTTACCTGACCGCCGGTATCGACTCCCAGCTGGACCGCTACGAAATGCGTGTATGGGGATGGGGGCCGGGTGAGGAAAGCTGGCTGATTGACCGGCAGATTATTATGGGTCGCCACGACGATGAGCAGACGCTGCTGCGTGTGGATGAGGCCATCAATAAAACCTACACCCGCCGGAATGGTGCAGAAATGTCGGTATCCCGTATCTGCTGGGATACTGGCGGGATTGACCCGACCATTGTGTATGAACGCTCGAAAAAGCATGGGCTGTTCCGGGTGATCCCTATTAAAGGGGCATCCGTCTACGGAAAGCCGGTGGCCAGCATGCCACGTAAGCGAAACAAAAACGGGGTTTACCTTACCGAAATCGGTACGGATACCGCGAAAGAGCAGATTTATAACCGCTTCACACTGACGCCGGAAGGGGATGAACCGCTTCCCGGTGCCGTTCACTTCCCGAATAACCCGGATATTTTTGATCTGACCGAAGCGCAGCAGCTGACTGCCGAAGAGCAGGTCGAAAAATGGGTGGATGGCAGGAAAAAAATACTGTGGGACAGCAAAAAGCGACGCAATGAAGCACTCGACTGCTTCGTTTATGCGCTGGCGGCGCTGCGCATCAGTATTTCCCGCTGGCAACTGGATCTCAGTGCACTGCTGGCGAGCCTGCAGGAAGAGGATGGTGCAGCAACCAACAAGAAAACACTGGCAGATTACGCCCGTGCCTTATCCGGAGAGGATGAATGACGCGACAGGAAGAACTTGCCGCTGCCCGTGCGGCACTGCATGACCTGATGACAGGTAAACGGGTGGCAACAGTACAGAAAGACGGACGGCGAGTGGAGTTTACGGCCACTTCCGTGTCTGACCTGAAAAAATACATTGCGGAGCTGGAAGTGCAGACCGGCATGACACAGCGACGCAGGGGACCTGCAGGATTTTATGTATGAAAACGTCCACCATTCCCACCCTTCTGGGGCCGGACGGCATGACATCGCTGCGTGAATATGCCGGTTATCACGGCGGTGGCAGCGGATTTGGTGGGCAGTTGCGGGCGTGGAACCCACCGGGTGAAAGTGTGGATGCAGCCCTGCTGCCCAACTTTACCCGTGGCAATGCCCGCGCAGACGATCTGGTACGCAATAACGGCTATGCCGCCAACGCCATCCAGCTGCATCAGGATCATATCGTCGGGTCTTTTTTCCGGCTCAGTCATCGCCCAAGCTGGCGTTATCTGGGCATCGGGGAGGAAGAAGCCCGTGCCTTTTCCCGCGAGGTTGAAGCGGCATGGAAAGAGTTTGCCGAGGATGACTGCTGCTGCATTGACGTTGAGCGAAAACGCACGTTTACCATGATGATTCGGGAAGGTGTGGCCATGCACGCCTTTAACGGTGAACTGTTCGTTCAGGCCACCTGGGATACCAGTCCGTCGCGGCTTTTCCGGACACAGTTCCGGATGGTCAGCCCGAAGCGCATCAGCAATCCGAACAATACCGGCGACAGCCGGAACTGCCGTGCCGGTGTGCAGATTAATGACAGCGGTGCGGCGCTGGGATATTACGTCAGCGAGGACGGCTATCCTGGCTGGATGCCGCAGAAATGGACATGGATACCCCGTGAGTTACCCGGCGGGCGCGCCTCGTTCATTCACGTTTTTGAACCCGTGGAGGACGGGCAGACTCGCGGTGCAAATGTGTTTTACAGCGTGATGGAGCAGATGAAGATGCTCGACACGCTGCAGAACACGCAGCTGCAGAGCGCCATTGTGAAGGCGATGTATGCCGCCACCATTGAAAGTGAGCTGGATACGCAGTCAGCGATGGATTTTATTCTGGGCGCGAACAGTCAGGATCAGCGGGACAGGCTGACCAGCTGGATTGGTGAAATTGCCGCGTATTACGCCGCAGCACCGGTCCGGCTGGGAGGCGCAAAAGTGCCTCACCTGATGCCGGGGGACTCACTGAACCTGCAGACGGCTCAGGACACGGATAACGGCTACTCCGTGTTTGAGCAGTCACTGCTGCGGTATATCGCTGCCGGGCTGGGTGTCTCGTATGAGCAGCTTTCCCGGAATTACGCCCAGATGAGCTACTCCACGGCACGGGCCAGCGCGAACGAGTCGTGGGCGCACTTTATGGGGCGGCGAAAATTCGTCGCATCCCGTCAGGCGAGCCAGATGTTTCTGTGCTGGCTGGAAGAGGCCATCGTTCGCCGCGTGGTGACGTTACCTTCAAAAGCGCGCTTCAGCTTTCAGGAAGCCCGCAGCGCCTGGGGGAACTGTGACTGGATAGGCTCCGGTCGTATGGCCATCGATGGTCTGAAAGAAGTACAGGAAGCGGTGATGCTGATAGAAGCCGGACTGAGTACCTACGAGAAAGAGTGCGCAAAACGCGGTGACGACTATCAGGAAATTTTTGCCCAGCAGGTCCGTGAAACGATGGAGCGCCGTGCAGCCGGTCTTAAACCGCCCGCCTGGGCGGCTGCGGCATTTGAATCCGGACTGCGACAATCAACAGAGGAGGAGAAGAGTGACAGCAGAGCTGCGTAATCTCCCGCATATTGCCAGCATGGCTTTTAATGAGCCGCTGATGCTTGAACCCGCCTATGCGCGGGTTTTCTTTTGTGCGCTTGCAGGCCAGCTTGGGATCAGTCGCCTGACGGATGCGGTGTCCGGTGACAGCCTGACTGCCGGAGAGGCACCCGCGACGCTGGCGTTAGCCGGTGATGGTGACGGACCACGACAGGCCCGCAGTTATCAGGTCATGAACGGCATCGCCGTGCTGCCGGTGTCCGGCACGCTGGTCAGCCGGACGCGGGCGCTGCAGCCGTATTCGGGGATGACCGGTTACAACGGCATTATCGCCCGTCTGCAACAGGCTGCCAGCGATCCGATGGTGGACGGCATTCTGCTCGATATGGACACGCCCGGCGGGATGGTGGCGGGGGCATTTGACTGCGCTGACATCATCGCCCGTGTGCGTGACATAAAACCGGTATGGGCGCTGGCCAACGACATGAACTGCAGTGCAGGTCAGCTGCTTGCCAGTGCCGCCTCCCGGCGTCTGGTCACGCAGACCGCCCGGACAGGCTCCATCGGCGTCATGATGGCTCACAGTAATTACGGTGCTGCGCTGGAGAAACAGGGCGTGGAAATCACGCTGATTTACAGCGGCAGCCATAAGGTGGATGGCAATCCCTACAGCCATCTTCCGGATGACGTCCGGGAAACACTGCAGTCCCGGATGGACGCAACCCGCCGGATGTTTGCGCAGAAGGTGTCGGCATATACCGGCCTGTCTGTGCAGGCTGTGCTGGATACCGAGGCTGCAGTGTACAGCGGTCAGGAGGCCATTGATGCCGGACTGGCTGATGAACTTGTTAACAGCACCGATGCGATCACCGTCATGCGTGATGCACTGGATGCACGTAAATCCCGTCTCTCAGGAGGGCGAATGACCAAAGAGACTCAATCAACAACTGTTTCAGCCACTGCTTCGCAGGCTGACGTTACTGACGTGGTGCCAGCGACGGAGGGCGAAAACGCCAGCGCGGCGCAGCCGGACGTGAACGCGCAGATCACCGCAGCGGTTGCGGCAGAAAACAGCCGCATTATGGGGATCCTCAACTGTGAGGAGGCTCACGGACGCGAAGAACAGGCGCGCGTTCTGGCAGAAACCCCCGGTATGACCGTGGAAATGGCCCGCCGCATTCTGGCCGCAGCACCACAGAGTGCACAGGCGCGCAGTGACACTGCGCTGGATCGTCTGATGCAGGGGGCACCGGCACCGCTGGCTGCAGGTAACCCGGCATCTGATGCCGTTAACGATTTGCTGAACACACCAGTGTAAGGGATGTTTATGACGAGCAAAGAAACCTTTACCCATTACCAGCCGCTGGGCAACAGTGACCCGGCACATACGGCAACCGCGCCCGGCGGATTGAGTGCGAAAGCGCCTGCAATGACCCCGCTGATGCCGGATACCTCCACCCGTAAGCTGGTTGCGTGGGATGGCACCACCGACGGTACTGCCGTTGGCATTCTGGCGGTTGATGCTGACCAGACCAGCACCACGCTGACGTTCTACAAGTCCGGCACGTTCCGTTATGAGGATGTGCTCTGGCCGGAGGCTGCCAGCGACGAGACGAAAAAACGGACCGCGTTTGCCGGAACGGCAATCAGCATCGTTTAAGCTTACCCTTCATCACTAAAGGCCGCCTGTGCGGCTTTTTTTACGGGATTTTTTTATGTCGATGTACACAACCGCCCAGCTGCTGGCGGCAAATGAGCAGAAATTTAAGTTTGATCCGCTGTTTCTGCGTCTCTTTTTCCGTGAGAGCTATCCCTTCACTACGGAGAAAGTCTATCTCTCACAAATTCCTGGACTGGTAAACATGGCGCTGTACGTTTCGCCGATTGTTTCCGGTGAGGTTATCCGTTCCCGTGGCGGCTCCACCTCTGAATTTACGCCGGGATATGTCAAACCCAAGCATGAAGTGAATCCGCAGATGACCCTGCGTCGCCTGCCGGATGAAGATCCGCAGAATCTGGCGGACCCGGCTTACCGTCGCCGTCGCATCATCATGCAGAACATGCGTGACGAAGAGCTGGCCATTGCCCAGGTGGAAGAGATGCAGGCAGTTTCTGCCGTGCTTAAGGGCAAATACACCATGACCGGTGAAGCCTTCGATCCGGTTGAGGTGGATATGGGCCGCAGTGCGGCCAACAACATCACGCAGTCCGGCGGCACGGCGTGGAGCAAGCGTGACAAGTCCACGTATGACCCGACCGACGATATCGAAGCCTACGCGCTGAACGCCAGCGGCGTGGTGAATATCATCGTGTTTGATCCGAAAGGCTGGGCGCTGTTCCGTTCCTTCAAGGCCGTCAGGGAGAAGCTGGATACCCGTCGCGGCTCTCATTCCGAGCTGGAGACAGCGGTAAAAGACCTGGGCAAAGCGGTGTCTTATAAGGGAATGTATGGCGATGTGGCCATCGTCGTGTATTCCGGACAGTACGTGGAAAACGGCGTCAAAAAGAACTTCCTGCCGGACAACACGATGGTGCTGGGTAACACTCATGCACGCGGTCTGCGCACCTATGGCTGCATTCAGGATGCGGATGCATTGAGTGAGGGTATTAATGCGTCTCCCCGTTATCCGAAAAACTGGAAGACATCCGGCGATCCGGCGCGTGAGTTCACCATGATTCAGTCAGCACCGCTGATGCTGCTGGCTGACCCTGATGAGTTCGTGTCTGTACAACTGGCGTAATCATGGCCCTTCGGGGCCATTGTTTCTCTGTGGAGGAGTCCATGACGAAAGATGAACTGATTGCCCGTCTTCAGGAGCTGGGTGAGCAACTGAACCGCGATGTCAGTTTGACGGGAACGAAAGAAGAACTGGCGCTCCGTGTGGCAGAGCTGGAAGAGGAGCTTGATGACACTGCCGATCAGGATACCCCTATCAGCCCGGAAAATGCGCTGACCGGACATGAAAATGAGGTTGTATCAGCGCAGCCGGATACCGTGACTGATACGGCTGCTCTGGTCACGGTCGTGGCACTGGTGACGCTGCATACTGATGCACTTCACGCCACGCGGGATGAGCCTGTGGCATTTGTGCTGCCGGGAACGGCGTTCCGTGTCTCTGCCGGTGTGGCAGCCGAAATGACAGAACGCGGCCTGGCCAGAATGCAATAACGGGAGGCGCTGTGGCTGATTTCGATAACCTGTTCGATGCTGCCATTGCCCGCGCCGATGAAACGATACGCGGGTACATGGGAACGTCAGCCACCATGACATCCGGTGAGCAGTCCGGTGCTGTGATACGTGGTGTTTTTGATGACCCTGAAAATATCAGCTATGCCGGACAGGGCGTGCGCGTTGAAGGCTCCAGCCCGTCCCTGTTTGTCCGGACTGATGATGTGCGGCAGCTGCGGCGCGGCGACACGCTGACCATCGGTGAGGAAAATTTCTGGATAGACCGGATTTCGCCGGATGATGGCGGAAGCTGTCATCTCTGGCTTGGTCGGGGCGTACCGCCTGCCGTTAACCGTCGTCGCTGAAAGGGGGATGTATGGCCATACAGGGTCTTGAGCAGGCCGTTGAAAACCTCAGCCGTATCAGCAAAACGGCGGTGCCCGGTGCCGCCGCAATGGCCATTAACCGCGTTGCTTCATCCGCGATATCGCAGTCGGCGTCACAGGTTGCCCGTGAGACAAAGGTACGCCGGAAACTGGTAAAGGAAAGGGCCAGGCTGAAAAGGGCCACGGTCAAAAATCCGCAGGCCAGAATCAGGGTTAACCGGGGGGATTTGCCCGTAATAAAGCTGGGTAACGCGCGGATTGTCCTGTCCCGACGCAGGCGTCGTAAAAAGGGGCAGCGTTCAGCCCTGAAAGGTGGCGGCAGCGTGCTTGTGGTGGGAAACCGTCGTATTCCCGGCGCGTTTATTCAGCAACTGAAAAATGGGCGGTGGCATGTCATGCAGCGTGTGGCCGGGAAAAACCGTTACCCCATTGATGTGGTGAAAATCCCGATGGCGGTGCCGCTGACCACGGCGTTTAAACAAAATATTGAGCGGATACGGCGTGAACGTCTTCCGAAAGAGCTGGGCTATGCGCTGCAGCATCAACTGAGGATGGTAATAAAGCGATGAAACATACTGAACTCCGTGCAGCCGTACTGGATGCACTGGAGAAGCATGACACCGGGGCGACGTTTTTTGATGGTCGCCCCGCTGTTTTTGATGAGGCGGATTTTCCGGCAGTTGCCGTTTATCTCACCGGCGCTGAATACACGGGCGAAGAGCTGGACAGCGATACCTGGCAGGCGGAGCTGCATATCGAAGTTTTCCTGCCTGCTCAGGTGCCGGATTCAGAGCTGGATGCGTGGATGGAGTCCCGGATTTATCCGGTGATGACCGATATCCCGGCACTGTCAGATTTGATCACCAGTATGGTGGCCAGTGGCTATGACTACCGGCGCGACGATGATGCGGGCCTGTGGAGTTCAGCCGATCTGACTTATGTCATTACCTATGAAATGTGAGGACGATATGCCTGTACCAAATCCAGTAATGCCGGTGAAAGGGGCCGGGACCACACTGTGGGTTTATAAGGGGAACGGTGACCCTTATGCGAACCCGCTTTCAGACGTTGACTGGTCGCGTCTGGCTAAAGTTAAAGACCTGACGCCCGGCGAACTGACCGCTGAGTCCTATGACGACAGTTATCTCGATGATGAAAATGCGGACTGGGCCGCGACCGGACAGGGGCAGAAATCCGCCGGAGATACCAGCTTCACGCTGGCGTGGATGCCCGGAGAGCAGGGGCAGCAGGCGCTGCTGGCGTGGTTTAATGAAGGTGATACCCGTGCCTATAAAATCCGCTTCCCGAACGGCACGGTCGATGTGTTCCGTGGCTGGGTCAGCAGTATCGGTAAGGCGGTGACGGCGAAGGAAGTGATTACCCGCACGGTGAAGGTCACCAACGTGGGACGTCCGTCGATGGCAGAAGATCGCAGCACGGTAACAGCGGCAACCGGCATGACCGTGACGCCTGCCAGCACTTCGGTGGTGAAAGGGCGGAGCACCACGCTGACCGTGGCATTCCAGCCGGAAGGCGCAACTGACAAGAGCTTCCGTGCGGTGTCTGCGGATAAAACAAAAGCCACCGTGTCGGTCAGTGGTATGACCATCACCGTGAAAGGTGTTGCTGCAGGCAAGGTCAACATTCCGGTTGTATCCGGTAATGGTGAACTTGCTGCGGTTGCAGAAATCACCGTCACCGCCAGTTAATCCGGAGAGTCAGCGATGTTCCTGAAAACCGAATCATTTGAACATAACGGTGTGACCGTCACGCTTTCTGAACTGTCAGCCCTGCAGCGTATTGAGCATCTCGCCCTGATGAAACGACAGGCAGAACAGGCGGAGTCAGACAGCAACCGGAAGTTTACTGTGGAAGACGCCATCAGAACCGGCGCTTTTGTGGTGGCGATGTCCCTGTGGCATAACCATCCGCAGAAGACAAAGCTGCCTTCCATGAATGAAGCCGTTAAACAGATTGAGCAGGAAGTGCTTACCACCTGGCCCACGGAGGCAATTTCTCATGCTGAAAACGTGGTGTACCGGCTGTCCGGTATGTATGAGTTTGTGGTGAATGATGCTCCTGAACAGGCAGAGGACGCCGGGCCTGCAGAGCCTGTTTCTGCGGGAAAGCGTTCGACGGTGAGCTGAGTTTTGCCCTGAAACTGGCGCGTGAGATGGGGCGACCCGACTGGCGTGCCATGCTTGCCGGGATGTCATCCACGGAGTATGCCGACTGGCACCGCTTTTACAGTACCCATTATTTTCATGATGTTCTGCTGGATATGCACTTTTCCGGGCTGACGTACACCGTGCTCAGCCTGTTTTTCAGCGATCCGGATATGCATCCGCTGGATTTCAGTCTGCTGAACCGGCGTGAGGATGACGAAGAGCCTGAAGATGATGTGCTGATGCAGAAAGCGGCAGGGCTTGCCGGAGGCGTTCGTTTTGACCCGGACGGAAATGAAGTTATCCCTACTTCCCCGGATATGGCGGGCATGACGGAGGATGACGTAATGCTGATGACAGTATCAGAAGGGATCGCAGGAGGAGTCCGGTATGGCTGAACCGGTAGGCGATCTGGTCGTTGATTTAAGTCTGGATGCGGCCAGATTTGACGAGCAGATGGCCAGAGTCAGGCGTCATTTTTCCGGTACGGAAAGTGATGCGAAAAAAACAGCGGCAGTCGTTGAACAGTCGCTGAGCCGACAGGCGCTGGCTGCACAGAAAGCGGGGATTTCCGTCGGGCAGTATAAAGCCGCCATGCGTATGCTGCCTGCACAGTTCACCGACGTGGCCACGCAGCTTGCAGGCGGGCAAAGCCCGTGGCTGATCCTGCTGCAACAGGGTGGTCAGGTTAAGGACTCCTTCGGCGGGATGATCCCCATGTTCCGGGGGCTTGCCGGTGCGATCACCCTGCCGATGGTCGGGGCCACCTCGCTGGCGGTGGCGACCGGTGCGCTGGCGTATGCCTGGTATCAGGGTAACTCAACCCTGTCCGATTTCAACAAAACGCTGGTCCTTTCCGGCAATCAGTCGGGTCTGACGGCAGATCGTATGCTGGTCCTGTCCAGAGCCGGGCAGGCGGCAGGGCTGACGTTTAACCAGACCAGCGAGTCACTCAGCGCACTGGTTAAGGCGGGAGTAAGCGGTGAGGCTCAGATTGCATCCATCAGCCAGAGTGTGGCGCGTTTCTCCTCTGCATCCGGCGTGGAGGTGGACAAGGTCGCTGAAGCCTTCGGGAAGCTGACCACTGACCCGACGTCGGGGCTGACGGCGATGGCGCGCCAGTTCCATAACGTAACGGCGGAGCAGATTGCGTATGTTGCTCAGTTGCAGCGTTCCGGCGATGAATCCGGGGCATTGCAGGCGGCGAACGAGGCCGCAACGAAAGGGTTTGATGACCAGACCCGACGCCTGAAAGAGAACATGGGCACGCTGGAAACCTGGGCAGACAGGACAGCACGGGCATTCAAATCCATGTGGGATGCGGTGCTGGATATTGGTCGTCCTGATACCGCTCAGGAGATGCTGATTAAGGCAGAGGCTGCGTTTAAGAAAGCGGACGACATCTGGAATCTGCGCAAGGATGATTATTTTGTTAACGATGAAGCGCGGGCGCGTTACTGGGATGATCGTGAAAAGGCCCGTCTTGCGCTTGAAGCCGCCCGAAAGAAGGCTGAACAGCAGAGTCAACAGGACAAAAATGCGCAGCAGCAGAGCGATACCGAAGCATCACGGCTGAAATATACCGAAGAGGCGCAGAAGGCTTACGAACGGCTGCAGACACCGCTGGAGAAATATACCGCCCGTCAGGAAGAACTGAACAAGGCACTGAAAGACGGGAAAATCCTGCAGGCAGATTACAACACGCTGATGGCGGCGGCGAAAAAGGATTATGAAGCGACGCTGAAAAAGCCGAAACAGTCCGGCGTGAAGGTGTCTGCGGGCGATCGTCAGGAAGACAGTGCTCATGCTGCCCTGCTGACGCTTCAGGCTGAACTCCGGACGCTGGAGAAGCATGCCGGAGCAAATGAGAAAATCAGCCAGCAGCGCCGGGATTTGTGGAAGGCGGAGAGTCAGTTCGCGGTACTGGAGGAGGCGGCGCAACGTCGCCAGCTGTCTGCACAGGAGAAATCCCTGCTGGCGCATAAAGATGAGACGCTGGAGTACAAACGCCAGCTGGCTGCACTTGGCGACAAGGTTACGTATCAGGAGCGCCTGAACGCGCTGGCGCAGCAGGCGGATAAATTCGCACAGCAGCAACGGGCAAAACGGGCCGCTATTGATGCGAAAAGCCGGGGGCTGACTGACCGGCAGGCAGAACGGGAAGCCACGGAACAGCGCCTGAAGGAACAGTATGGCGATAATCCTCTGGCGCTGAATAACGTCATGTCAGAGCAGAAAAAGACCTGGGCGGCTGAAGACCTGCTTCGCGGGAACTGGATGGCAGGCCTGAAGTCCGGCTGGAGTGAGTGGGAAGAGAGTGCCACGGACAGTATGTCGCAGGTTAAAAGTGCTGCCACGCAGACCTTTGATGGTATTGCGCAGAATATGGCGGCGATGCTGACCGGCAGTGAACAGAACTGGCGCAGCTTCACCCGTTCCGTGCTGTCCATGATGACAGAAATTCTGCTTAAGCAGGCAATGGTGGGGATTGTCGGGAGTATCGGCAGCGCTATTGGCGGGGCTGTTGGTGGCGGCGCATCCGCGTCAGGCGGTACAGCCATTCAGGCCGCTGCGGCGAAACTCCATTTTGCAACCGGAGGATTTACGGGAACCGGCGGCAAATATGAGCCAGCGGGGATTGTTCACCGTGGTGAATTTGTCTTCACGAAGGAGGCAACCAGCCGGATTGGCGTGGGAAATCTCTACCGGCTGATGCGCGGCTATGCCACCGGCGGTTATGTCGGTGGCACCGGAAGTCCGGCGCAAATGCGGCGTTCAGAGGGTATCAGGTTTGAGCAGAACAACAACGTGGTGATTCAGAACGACGGTACGAATGGTCTGCCAGGTCCACAGATGATGAAGGCGGTGTATGACATGGCCCGCAAGGGTGCCCGTGATGAAATCCAGGCACAGATGCGCGATGGTGGTCTGTTCTCCGGAGGTGGACGATGAAAACCTTCCGCTGGAAAGTGAAACCCGGGATGGATGTGACATCGGCTCCTTCCGTCAGGGAGGTGCGCTTTGGTGATGGCTATTCCCAGCGTGCGCCTGCCGGGCTGAACGCTGACCTGAAAACGTACAGCGTGACGCTGTCTGTCTCCCGTGAGGAGGCCACGGCGCTGGAGTCGTTTCTGGCTGAGCACGGGGGCTGGAAGGCCTTTCTGTGGACGCCGCCTTATGGTTACAGGCAGATAAAGGTGACCTGCGCAAAATGGTCGTCGCGGGTCAGTATGCTGCGTGTTGAGTTCAGCGCAGAGTTTGAACAGGTGGTGAACTGATGCAGGATATCCGGCAGGAAACATTGAATGAATGCACCCGTGCGGAGCAGTCGGCCAGCGTGGTGCTCTGGGAAATCGATCTGACAGAGGTCGGTGGAGAACGTTATTTTTTCTGTAATGAGCAGAACGAAAAAGGTGAGCCGGTCACCTGGCAGGGGCGACAGTATCAGCCGTATCCCATTCAGGGGAGTAGTTTTGAACTGAATGGCAAAGGCACCAGTACGCGCCCCACGCTGACGGTTTCTAACCTGTACGGTATGGTCACCGGGATGGTGGAAGATCTGCAGAGTCTGGTCGGCGGAACGGTGGTCAGGCGTAAGGTTTACGCCCGTTTTCTGGATGCGGTGAACTTCGTCAACGGAAACAGCGACGCCGATCCGGAGCAGGAGGTGATCAGCCGCTGGCGCATCGAGCAGTGCAGCGAACTGAGTGCGGTCAGTGCCTCCTTTGTACTGTCCACACCGACGGAAACGGATGGTGCCGTTTTTCCGGGGCGCATCATGCTGGCTAATACCTGCACCTGGACCTATCGCGGTGATGAGTGCGGTTATCACGGTCCGGCGGTCGCGGATGAATATGATCAGCCGACTTCCGATATCACGAAGGATAAATGCAGCAAATGCCTGAGCGGCTGTAAGTTTCGCAATAACGTCGGCAACTTTGGCGGCTTCCTTTCCATTAACAAACTTTCGCAGTAA